TTGAAATGGATTTAAATCATTTTTTCTTATAAATGTCCAAGGTTGAATTAAAAATTCTTTGTAATGAGATCCTCCAATTTGTTTATCATCCGGGAATGCTTCATCGAACATATTTTTATCTGACATAATTAGCCTCGTATTGTTTGTAATATTTTCCTAATGGAAAATTAAATTGATGATGAGTGCCTAATAAATGTAATGTTCCTTTGGATCTAGTTGCACCCGTATACCAAACCCTAAGTTCTTTAATTTTTTCTTGTAAATTTTTCTTATCAAAGTGTGATGGAAAGTTACATTTGCTCGCCAGGACAACATTATCTGCTTCGCCACCTTTCACTTGATGTATCGTATCTATAATTATTTTAGGTGGTTGTGATAAATCTACACCTTCTTTAATCATTTTTAAAAAATATTGTTTATCCTTTTCTTTAAACTTTCTTTTAAAAATTTTTAACCATGGTCCCTTATTGGCTGTCATACCACATCTTAAATGTAATTCATCAAAAGTAAACACTTGATTTGGGTGTGCAAACGACCATTTTTTACTATCTTGAGATCTAAAACCATGGTCTATGTTCAGTAAATATTCATACATAACACAGGCCTCCTCTCTAGTTATACTTCCACCCTCACATATTTTTTCCCAATATTTAATTGCTTGAAATTGATTCATGTCAAAAGACTTATTACCCTTAACATCTTGATAATAAAGAGATAAATTCTTAGCTTCTTCTTGTAATTCTTTCTTAACATCATTTATACGTGCTAAAATTAACCAACTGCCAGTTAAATTCCATGGTACCTTTTTTAAGGTATTCCAATAATAAATAGCCCCATCTTTGTCGTTAGAATAAAATTCTTTTTCAATTCTATTGTTCTTCATTCCTTGCAATAAACATTTAGAAAAAAAATGAACATCTTTATTTAATCTTACAGATTTTTTTAATATAACGTTTCTACCCGGAAAAGTTTGAAAGTATTCAACTTCAGCCCCGTTCCATTCATAGATTGCTTGGTCATCATCTCCAGCAATATAAACTCTCCAAACACTTTTAGCTATTTTAACCACCATATCCCATTGCAACGGAGTTAAGTCTTGAGCTTCATCTACCATTAAAACTTTAATAGGAAGAGTACCCGCATCATCTATAAATTTTTTTACCATATCAGTAAAATCTAATCGATCCGGTGTCCGTTGTCCGGTGTCCGTCTCTATAGTTTTAAACTCCTCGTATCCTGCAATGATGGACTTGAATTGCTGTAAACGAACCGCTTTTCTTGGTTGTTGCTTATATAACCACACAGGATCTACCTTCATGTTTCTAGCTCTATCATATATCTGTAGCGACCAGTTATTATAAACTTTTACATCATCGTAATCGTTTTTAAAATTTACTTTTACAGTTCCGTATTGAGTATGAAACATTAAAAGATCTGCCCTAGGATCAAGCACAGGTATTTCAGCGAACTGTTGCCTAGCTAAACTATGTAAAGTTCTAAAATATTTAAAAGCATCATCATCATACTCCTTAAATTTTTTACGAATACGTCCTACACATTCATTTACCGCTTTATTGGTAAATGAAATATAACAAATCTCTTCAGGTAAAACACCTTGTTTTAAAAAACGTTGAACCCTACGAAGAAGATTTTCGGTTTTTCCAGTTCCGGGTGGACCGAATATTTTAATTGTCTTCCCACGCAGCTTTTTGTTTAACGAATGTGACATCTTTATTTTTATGTTCTGTTTGTTTTGGTAACTTTACAACCCAATGACGTGTGTCAATGTTTTGAAATTTTTTCTTAGGCACTGCTCCCCCTGCTTCTAAAAATTTAGTACAATCTTTTTCAGACCAATTGTATCCCATTTTCTTCATAAATTTTCTAAATGTTTCTAATTTAAATCTCATTTCAACTTTATCGATCCAAATATTTCCTGAGTCTATTTGATCAAACTCAGTAGTATCTTCTACATCTTCTAAAAATTGAGATAGTCTAGAATTAAATACATCATTCTGTTCTTCATGAGCATCAAAACCTTCCATGTCTTGTTTGTTAGATATTAATTCATCTAACCAATCTCTATATGGATCAGGGTCTCTCTTCGATGGTTTGAGAGGTCTCCAAACAATATCATAATTTAACAATTGTTCTCCTAATAATTGTTGTTGATATAATTGTTTTGTAGATAATCTTGCGGACTTACCTTGGATAGGTAATATCCAATAAGGTTCTGGATATGAATTAACTTTAATTAGTTTACCAACTTCGGGAATTGCTTGATTGGCACCTATTCCATGTTTTCTTCTCAAACAAGTACTTGAAGAACAGTGAACTCTAGCAATAGAAGTTTTACATTTATAAGCATACTCTTTGTTTTCAACACCTTTAAAAATATTATTTAATTCTTGTGGGTGTAAAGGCTCTGAACAAACCTTAGTCATTAAATTTCTAGTCCAATCCTCATACATTACTGGGTCTGGATTTATTTTTTTAGCTAAAACTGCAACGTTAAACATTGCATCATTACGTCCTTCACCTTTTTGAACTTTGTTTTTCATAAAATTAACCACACAAGGTGGGTAATCTTTAGTTTCATCGTCTTGAAATATTTTAAATTTTTTAAACTCTTCTGGAGTTAGTTTATGTTTTTTTACAAATTCATATAAGTTTTCTAATTTAATAGAATTACCATCATCATCCATAGCAACTCTGGTGGTCATGTGAGCTTTTTGATAAGGTAAATTTACAAAACTTCCCTTATGTTTTTCGTCCCACTTTTCCGGGGCTAAGTTTACTTTATCCTGTGCTGGGTAAATATCTGTTGTGCTATCATTAACACCTAAATCAGACGCAATCTCAATTAATCTTTTACGCATTAACGATGCTTCAACTACACCGTCTACAAATAAAATTAAATGGAGTCCGTTGGATTTTGATCTGAATGGGACGAGTGGGTATTTCCTTTTCCGTATAACCGATATAACGTCCTTATGCTGTATATTATAACGATCAACATCGATGACCCCCCAACTGCATGAATTATCATCTCGAATGGGAACTGATCCATAGTATTTTTCTCCTTGTAAATGTTGTAACCAGTTTTCCCTGGTCATTGGTTTTGGTTCAACCCAATGTTTAAATTCTTGCTTCCCATCACGACTACGAGTTTGCCCTAATGGTTTAGACGCTCCAAAATATGTAAGTGAACCCTGGAAGAGTTCTACAAACTCCTCCAGGGTCTTGTCAAGTATCTGCATACTAGAATGGTGATTTTTCTACAGACTCTTCTTTATCGTGGTTTACTTTTACAGATCCCTGCTTACAACTCTTATAGAAATTATAAGCTGACTCTAAGACATCACTAGATCCAATAGTTTCCTTATGCTCAATCTCCCAACCATACCAAGAACCTAAATTGTTCTTTTCTAATACAGTTTTAAGAGTGTACATTTGAGTAAATGGTGCGGGTTTAAAATAACCAGACCCATCTTTTTTCTTTTCTCTAATTGACATCATCATTGAATTCCACTTCTTAGATTTTTTTCTTTGAGTAGATTTCATTGTCATCATGGCAGTGCTTGATACGTCTTTATCTTCAACTATCAATACATAATGAGAAGCAGTTTCTTCAACGTAATTTCCGTTTTCAAGCCTGTCCTTATTTTTATCATCTCTAGTTGTTTTAGATATAACATCACTGTCCGATGAATAGATGTTCACGGGTGCAGAACTTCCTTCCATACCCCTGTCTCTCCATTCAATATACTCAAGTTTATAAAAACATGGAACTACTGAAATTCCGTTTTGACCATCATATAATTGATTTGTTACAGTGTTAAAAATCATCCCGGGTCTTGCGTCCTGAATGAATTGTGAATCTCCTTGTGTTACTTGAGGAGACAGTTGACCAAGTATTTTTAAAAATGGTAAAGCCAAACTTTTTGAGTCTACATTTTCAAAACCTTCGTCTGCAAATTGTTCCAAATTTATATTTGCAACAGCGCCACCAGTTTCTTTAGTAGCGACTTCTTTTTTGTCGTTTATTTTCATATTTACTCCAGTGTTATTTGTTCGTTATTTTTGTCTTATTAGCAATATAGACTCCAAACATATCAAATGGAACCGGTTTTCCATCTTCCACTTGTTCTTTAACAAATGCCTTCAGGGTCATGGGTTCTACTTTTTGTTTTTGAGAGTAAGCAAAGCCAAGATCATCACAAATTTTAATTAGTTCTGATACCTGGTTATCTTTACCCTTATCAATATTAGCTGTTAAGATGTTCTTAATCATGTCTCCATGACCGTTGTCTCTGAGCCAACCAAAAGCTTCATCGTTTCTAGATTCAGGGATTTTAGCGGCATAAAAAGGTTTTACTTCAACCTTTGTACCATCAGATAATTCCAACTTTGAAACACCTGCTTCCTGCATCATATCGGGGATTGTTCTTTCCTCGAACTCCTTAGCCTTTTTTTTCAACTCAGAAATTTCTTCTTCTTTATCTTCAATTTGCTTGTGAAGACCTTTTAGTTCATTACATTTATCAGAAATAGATTTAATTTCGTCTTTACCTACTTCAATATTTGAGAACTTCTCTATATTTAAGTTTTCCATATTTTTCCTCCTGGCTCTTTAATAATTATTTTCTTGATTAATGCAAGGAAAAAATTTATAAAAAATTAAATGGAATGGAAATACCCCTATAAGACCAAACCCTTTGAGCACCAAAGGATTGCTTTAAATAAATCAGCTGAACAAAATTCATATGCTTATTTTATGGAAATGGGTACGGGTAAAACAAAAGCAGCAATTGATAATATAGGATATTTATATTTAAAAAATCAAATAGATACAGTTTTAATTATTGCTCCTAAATCGGTATACACTATATGGAGTAAGGAAATCGAAGCCCACCTACCAGATGTAGTGGATAAAGATATATTCCAATGGAAAATAGATAAACCTAAAAGTTGGGGTTTTTTTTTAAAAAGCAAAAAACTTAAAATATTTTTAATGAATGTAGAGGCTTTAAGCGGGAAAAACGGGTTTAAGGAAGCCGAGTCTTTCCTTAAAAAATTTCCTAAAAACTTTACAGTAATTGATGAATCTACTACAATTAAAAACCCTAAAGCTAAAAGAACAAAATATATATTGTCTTTAAGTAAATACATTAAGTTCAGAAGAATTTTAACAGGTTCTCCAGTTACTAAATCTCCTCTTGATTTATACTCTCAATGTTACTTTTTAGACCCTAAACTATTGGGTTTTGAAAGTTTTTATTCTTTTAGAAATAGATATGCGGAAATGCAACAAATACAAATGGGGGCTAATCGTTTTATTAGCATTCCTAAGTATTATAAGAATATAGAAGAACTTGAATTTAAATTAGATAAATTTTCTTACCGAGTTAGAAAAGATGAATGCTTGGATCTTAAACCAAAAGTAAGGCAAAGAAGGCATGTTACCATGTCTAGTGAGCAAGGTATTTTGTACGAAAAACTTAGAAGACGGGCCTTAGCAATTATTGGAGACTCCACTATTTCTTTTAGCAATAAACTGACTGAAATGATAAAACTACACCAAGTGACTAACGGCTTCTGTAAAAACGATGATGGTAAATTAATGGAATTTGGTAAACAAAAGATAAATGCTTTGGAAGAAATTATAGAAGAGACTGATGATAAAATTATTATCTGGGCCAACTACATTTATAATATAGAACAAATTAAACAATTCCTAACAGATAAATATGGAAAGGAATCTTTTGTTGAAATTTATGGAGCTACTAAAGTAAAAGATAGACAAAGTGCTATTGAGTCTTTTCAAAACAATCCTAACGTAAGATTTTTTGTAAGTAATCCCACAACGGGAGGTTACGGTTTAACACTTACTGCCGCTAATACAGTTGTTTATTTTTCTAATAACTATAATCTTGAAGTTAGAAAACAATCAGAGGATAGAGCACATAGATCAGGTCAAAAAGGAACAGTTGTCATTATTGATATTATAACTCAAAACACTATTGATGAAAAAATTATGAAAGCCTTAACTTTAAAAGGTCAAATTGCGGCTAAAACTTTAGGTGAAGAAGCATTAAAAGATTGGTTATTGTAATTTATTAAATTGCTCTACTCTTTCTAAAAATTTATCACCATACTCAATTAACTCAGCTTCATTCATTTTAAATTCTTGATATTGAAGAGCTCTCGTACAAATAGATATCACACCTTGTTCTATTGGACCGTAGTTTTTTTTATGTGCAAGATAATAAGCACCTAGTTGATATTTATAATCATCTACCCATTCTTCCCTTTTAGGTTTGTTGGCTTGTTTAAAATCTACAATAGAAGGTTTACCATACGCCAATGCTACAAGGTCCGTTGTCCCTGCAAATTTATTCTCGTACTCTAGTGAAACTTCATTTCCCCAAACTTCATCTATCTTTAAATTTTGTAATATTATTTTAGCCATCATTCTAGGTTGTTTCCCAGTTTCTTCGTTAGCATTATAATAACCCTCACCATTGTAAGCGTACTCTAATACTTGATGCATTTCAGTTCCAATTGTGGATGCTTGTCTCATTATCCTGTCAGCCTCTTCATTACCTACTTTTCTTCTCCAATTATCTAGGAACCTTTTATCTTTAGTGGCGGATAAAATTGTTGTTACACTGGGGACTTTAGCTTGACCTACTAAATATTTTCTACCGGTAGTGTCTGAGAAACGATTGTAATGTGTGTAGGGATATTTTCTAATTAGTTTCATCTTTATTTTTTACAAATGAAACATCTACTTCTTTTGTTGTCTTATCACCATTATCTGCCTCAAAAGCATCGATGATAGATTGTTCGAACATGCCTATCGGTTTACCTTCAGCTTGTTCTTTTTTTATTAAATCGTATAATCCTTTAACTGTAGCCATTAGTAATCTTTTCCTTTTGTGTATAGTTTAGTGTTATAGAATTTTGTTTGAGGTTTGTCCAGAGTTTTTAATCCAGTAGATTCAATAAACTCACCCATATTGTTTTGTAAATTTCTAATTTTTTGCAATGCTTCTGCATCTGAAATGTTTGAAAAATCAGGAATGTTTAATTGTCTAATTCCAGTAAATGTTTTACCCGTTATATCAGTAGATTTAAATTTATTTATTATGTCTGTTGCATTTGCTTTTTCACCATGAACTTCATAAAAAGCTTCATTAGGTAATCTATAGTCTTGCTTTCTTAAATCAATACCTTTTTCTTGTGCTTCTGTTTTTTCTTGACCAAACTGAGCATTATCTTTTCCGGGAACTGTAATACTAATAATCATTGAATCATATTTTTCTCTATTATTATTATATTCATCAACAATTTTTTTAAGTTGGGTGTTAGAAGGTTTAGCGGATAATTCTGCATATAGTCTATTAGCGTTACCAGTTAATCTTATGGCACCTGTTTTATTCATAAAATCATACATAGGTGCAAAATCATTTACATCGGAACCCCCCATAGTTAAATTAACTCTTCGGTGTTCGGTGTCCCTTACCTTTCCATTTCTTGAAAAATTTAACATCTTACCATCTGGCATTATAAAACCTGCCTTATTAATTTCATCAGTTAAGCCATAACTTTTAATAGCTTTTTCTGTTAACTCTGCATCTATAATATTTTGTGGTAAATATATTGATGAACCCGATGTATCTAAGTTTTTAACCTTAAAAGTAAATCCATCTAATTGAGCTGTTTCAGATAATTGATTAGATATATTTAAAGCATCTTTCATTTTAAGATCTGAGCCAAAATCTAAACTAAACCCTACGTTAGCTCCTTCAAAATTTGATGGTACGGATTCAGCAACAAAAACAGCGTCTTGATTAAATTGTTTTGCTCTTTCTTTTATAACTTCTCCAAACGTATCTATATTAAAATCAGGCTTTACGTTTGCTTCTATATCCAAGCTTCTTTCAACAGTGCCTCCATAAGCTCCTATAGTGTCGCCAATTTTGTAATTAACTACTTGATCATTTTCATTAAAAAAATCTTTAATTGGTTTTGCTAACTGCCCTTGTTCTAGTAAGCTTGGTACAGTATCTTCTTGAGCTGATACTCCAGCAGTTACATCTTTAATTATCTTTCCACCCTCTTGAGAATTTGTTCCCATAATACCTTTGCTTTCTTTTTGCTCAAATATTTGAGGTTTGTTTAATTCTTCTGATAGGTCTGGGAAACCTTCTGTAGTTTGTATTTCAGGTTGTTTTGTAGTTGGTATTTCTGGGGCTTCTATTGGATCTCCTGGAAATATTTCTATAACTGGTTTAACTGGCTCAGGTGCTCTTGTTGGTGGTTTTAATATTATCTCTAAATCTTTTTTTTCTTTTTCTATTTGATCAGCATCTGGTCCAAACACTAGACCATCTCCTGTTGATTTAGGAACTGACTTAGATGTTAAATCTTTTACTTCTGAAGCGATAGCTTGAGTAGGCAATAATAATGCCCGTAACATTTTTAATTCTGAATTACCCATATCTTCCGGGCTGTTCTTTAGCGCTTTTATGACTGGTTGTAAATCTTTTTGTGCTTTATACCCTACAGCTCCACCAACACCTATGGTTGCTATTGCTTGCAGTAATGCGGGTAATCCAATAACAGGAAGGGGCATATCATATCCTTGTGATTAATTCAAAAATAATAAAAGCCATACCAGCTAATAGTCCACCAGCACAAGCTATCAATATTTTTTCAATTCTTCCAATAGAGCTTTCTATCTTTTCAATTCTGTCGTGTGTTTGTTTTTGCATTATTCTACATAATTTTTCGTGAGACTCAATTTTTTCTAAAGCTGACTTAGACATTATGCAATTCCTCTTTTCGATATAGCTGTTCCTAAAGTATCCTCAGGAAACATTGCTTCATAGTTTTGTCTTCCCTGTTGAATACCTGCTATCCCTTGAGGTGGGGCCATGGGTGGCATTCCTCCTGGAGCAGCTGTGCTTGCTGTTAAATTTAAAGGAAGTTTAGTTCCTTCTAATTCTGCTAATTCTACTGGATCATCCCCTTCTTTTGCATCAATTACTGCTTCAGATACTTTTACATTATTAACAGCATCAATAATTAGTGGAGTATATTCATCATCTTCAAAGAATTTTTCATCAAACATATAATAGCCAAATAATCTAGTTATAGTTTGTTTTGCAGCGTCCGATGTCTTTTTAACATCTTTTAAACTTAAAAGTTCTTTTAATTTTTTAGGATCAGTCATAATATCTGCTAATTGTTTATCAATATCTGATCTAAATATTTTTTTCAAAGCAGTAAAAGTTCTGCCGGCAACTGTAAATTGCCCAAGTCTAGCTCTAATTATATCATTTAAAGCAGTTTCTGCTTTACTAATAGTTTTTTGAGCTGATTTTCTAGTAGTTATTTCTAAGGCATCCCTAAACAAACTTAAATCTTTTACGTATTGGGGGTTGTCCGCAAAGGTTCTTTCTAAAATTTGTTTGTTATTTTTCATATAATCTGCAAATTTATCGAACACAAATTGTCCCCTGTTATCAGTTGCTTTAAACATTAAATCATCTTTGGCAACTGTCTGAAAAGCTTTTAACAAAGCATCGTCTTGTCTAACGATTGTCATAATTTTATTTAAAGTTGTAGGTGATTTATTATTATATAGGTAACTAAATATTTTATCAGGGTCCATGTTTTCAAGTTTACCTTTTGTAGTGGTACCCAATTGTTTCATTATCTTATCTCTTTTTAAACTAGTTTCTGTAACTTTTTTAGCTAGATTACCTACCTTAGTAATTTCTTTATAACCCTTTTTACCAAAGAATGTTTCAAGGGCATACTTATAATCATCTAAAAATTTTTGATGTTGCATTAAATTTATTTTACCGCTATCGCTTGGATCTACTGCTTTTTTATATGATTTTAATATAGAGTCTTTGTAAGTTTGAATAAACTCTGGTTTTCTTTTTAGGAGATCGTATATCTGATCTATTCTCATTTCTTGCCCGGAACCTTTTTTAAAAGTTTGAGCGAATACATCTTCGTCAGCTATTTTTAAAACACCATCTTTTGCTTGTAATAATTTTCCTACAGTTCCTCTATATAATTTTTTATTAGTAGCATATTCTTGATCTAATGTTTTAAACTGTTTATACCAAACATCATCTGCACCTAAACTTTTTTTAAATTGATCTTTTATAGATCCTATTAATTTTGATACCGCACCTTCTACTGGCTCTCCCTCTACTGGTAAAGTTCCTTTTTTAATACTTCTATCAAATTTTCTTAAATCACTTAGAGTATTTTTTAATGTATTAACCGATACTGTTTTGCCTTTAGGTGCATTAAAAAAAGTTTTTATATTTGGATATTTTTTAAATAAAGTATCTTTTTGTCTTTTATTTAAAGTCTTTACTGCTTCTCTTATTATATCAGTTCCTACTTTTCTTCCCTTACCTGATGCGAAAAGACTAGTATATTTTGAATCATAAAGTTTATCAAAATCATTATATAAAGTATCAATTACTCCTCTAATAGATTGTCCCGCTTCTTTTTGAGAGCCTCCTGGAAGTTTAATAACTGCTTCAGTTAAATCTGTTTCTGCTGCCTCTAACGCATTGGTTAGTATTTTTTGTCTAGGTTCTAGTCTAGATAAAATAACATTTTGTATTTTTTTACCTAACTCATCTGATAATATATTATCTTTACCTGATATACCTTTGTAATTATATGGGTCACTTGCTAAAAGAAAAAATGTATTTAATGCTTCAGCTTGTTCTTTGTTAAAACTATCAAAAATTCCATATACACCATATTTAGGATTTGTTTCATAAGCATTTTGTAATGCTAAAAGTTCAGCGTCATCCCCTGCTTGACCTAATGTAAATCTTAATTTTTTCTTAGTACCTAAAGTTAATAATCTATCATTAATTTTACTAATTAATTCTTGAGCTTGTTCTGCATTTTTAATTGTTCCACCAAAATCAGAAGCGTTTATCTTACCCATATTTCTAAAACTTTTAATCATTCTATAAAGTTTAGGTACGGTAAAACCAGCTGTTGTTAGCGCTCCATTTAAAACAGCCATATCCTTCCCTTCATTTTCCAGATAATCCATAAAACCTTTTTCTGTTTCGTTAATACCATATAGTTGATGACCTAAAGCTAATCTTGCAGTCTCTAGTGCAGCACTTGTTGCTGCTGAAGTAATTACACCTCCAGTTGCTCCAGTTGCACCTGTTGCAAATATTGTAGCAATAATTTCTGGGACTATAACCGCAGCCATTGTTCCAAACTTAGCCATATCCCCGGCATCTATTCCTTCTTTATTTAATAATTCATACTCTCCAGATTTAGGGTTTAAAAACTCTAACTCTTCTGTTTCGGGTCCATATCTTAATGGAATTTCTTGGCCAAAGTAATCTGATAAAACTTTTTTAGACGCTAAAACTTCATTAGCATCATTTCTTGCTAGACTTTGTGCAAAACCTATTTCCGCTAATGCTACATCTGTATCAGAATTAACTCCCCTCATCTCTGCTATCTCTGCTACTGAATAATCTATATCTGGTAGTTCTAAACCAATAATATTAAAGTCTTTTTTTACCGCTTCATGTAAACTTTCATCCATTTTAGGTTTAAACGTATTTACAAAATCTTTAAATCTTACTTTACCTGTGTTTTGTAACTCTCCATAAGCTTTATTAATGATTTCTGTGTCATTTAAATCCTTGTCTTCAATTGTTTCCCTAAAAGAATCTATGTTAGAAAATTTTCCGTTTGGGTTAAAAGCTTTATAAAAAGAATAATAATCTACATCTGCTTTTTGAGATACAACACCATATACTTTTTGTGTAATTAATTCATCACTGATGGGCGCTCCTAATTTTTCTTCTTGTGCAGCTAATGCTTCTGCATATTCTTTTCTATATTCATCAACATTTGCTACTGATAAAAGTGCCATTAGTTTGCTCCAAATAAATTTTTAGGATCAATAGAATTTTTATCGGTCTCAGTAAATTGAACCCCTTGGAAATAACTATATTGATCTATTACTTTATTATACCCCTTAGGTATCTCATCTCTTGTTACATTAAATACAGTTTCATAATCAGTTAGCGCCCTACCTGTTATCTCTAATCCTATTCTTCTTAAACCAGCTAAGAAAGTTTGTTTATTAGAACTCTCTCCAATAGATTGTAAAGCTAATTCAATATCAGGTACACTAAATCTTCCACCAGGCTCTCTAGCTTTAGCGATTGCGTAAGCTAAATTAATGATAGATGTTTTTGCTGCTTGTGTTTCGGGTGCGTTTAAGTAAGCAGTTATTTTAGAATTAAAATTAGGACTATCTTCATTTGTTAATTGTAATATTGCATCCTCTGTATCTTGATATTGTTGGTTAAATAATTTACCTTCTTTTTGTTTATTTCTACTTACAAAAGAATCAATGAAACCTGTCATACCTGATATAGCTAATACTGTATCTGCTGCATTACCAGTAAAGGCACCTTGTTTAACAATATCTTTTTCAATTCTAGTAATAATTTCTCCAACGTCTCTAGCTGCTAATAACGCATTTTCAGAATCAGATTTTTGTTTTTTCGTTCTGTCAATGTCTTTTATTTTCATCATCATTTCTAGATTACCCTCGACAGGAACATATCCCTCAGGGTTGTCTAAAATTTCTGATTTTGTTACAAACCTAGATTCACTCTGTTGAACACCATCTATAATAGGGTAAGCTCTAACTAAAGACTCTTCTTTACCCACAGGTAAATATCTTAATTCTCCATTAGTATTCATAGCAGTTAAAATATCTCCTTGTGGAGCATAAGCTACACTTTGTGTTTCTGTATCAAAAACTTTTACAGGTTTACCTGCCTTTTCAGCATCAGGAACTGGAACAAATCTCAACTCTGATGGGTTTTTTGTTGAGTATACAGTTTGAATACTTTCTTCATCTCGGAAAATTATATTACCAGTGTCTTGATCTAATACTTTTTTAGAAGATGAAAATTTTCTATCTTTTAGTTTTTCTTCTTTTGCTTCTTCTCTAGCTTTTTCTTGTAAGTCTATTTGTTTAATAGCTAATTGTGTTTGAGGTAATGTTTCCATACCTTTACCAATATTTCTAAATACAGAACCTAGCTGACTTTCACCAGGCATTGTTCTAGCTTGTAGTAATGCGGAAGTAATAGGAGTAAGAAGTAAATTTCTTTTTTCTACTTTAGAGAAACCCCCCACGTTAAATTTTTTAATGGGTAATTTTTTTTCAGTTTTTTTTAAGTATACCTCTCTAAATAAAGGTCTTAATAAAACTTTATTCATTTAAACCTGCCCTGTTCCTGAGAATGCTTGAAAAGCTCCTAGACCTGTCCCTATTGATTGTGCTAGTGGTGCTGCCCCCGGTGCAGTTCCCATTGTAATTGAAGATTGCGATGTTGGTCCTGCAGCATATATATTTTTTAAGAATTCTGCTCTTTGGTAAGGTTCGTATTGTTGTGCTAAAGTTGATTGTCTCTTAGAATCTAAAGCTTGTTGAGCTAGTTGTCTTTCCAAACCTCCAGCGGCCATCATTTGCTGTACATCTGATTGAGCCATGTCCTGTTGTTGTCCACCAAGGACTCCTAATAATTGTCCACCTTGTAAACCAACTCTTTGTTGATTTTGTGCAGCACTTAATGCTGTGTTAAATCCTTGAGCTTGTGCTTGGCCCATCGCTGATAAAGTTCTTCCCTGTAATTCTGCTTGCTGAACACCTTCTCTACCTCCACCAAAAGCTCCAGATCCTATTGCTTGAGCGCCCAATTGGTTTTGCATCATTTGTCCTTGTCTTCCAATTTCGTTTGTTACATAAGATTGATAAGGATTTAAATATTGAGATATTTGTTGAGAACCTACTGGAGTCATTGCTCCTTGTACTCCTGCTATACCTTGACCAACTGCACCACTTCCTACACCTGTTTGGCCCGCTGCAGTAATTCCTTGTCTTTCTAAAGCACCTAATCCTGCTACTTGGTAATCTGGTAGATTAATTGGGTTTTGCGCTACTTGTCTAGCAATATCCATCATCTCCAGTTTTCGTTCTTCTATTCCTGGTGCCTCTCTAACAAACTGTGTTTGTGATGAAGGAGTAGATTGTGGTTGTCCTCCTCCTCCTCCAAATAATCCGCCTATAAAACTCATTTACTTATCCATTTCTCTAGTTGTACATGCTTCTTTTGCCATCCCCATTTCTTGGAAACTTTTTCCCAGCCTGGTCTAGCCCAAAGACATAAACGTTTACAATCGTTACCTTGTGCAAACTTTGTTATTGTATCAACAAATTGATCTTCCCATAAGTCCCTTCTTTTTCCTGTACAGATAACAATCTCTAATTGATTAAAATTTGGCATTTCTGATATTCTTGTAACCCCAACACCAAATACTTTGTTTTCTTCTAATTCATCTGAGCCAAACATAATAAAACACTGCATCATATCTTTTTTTAAAAGATCATATATATGTTTTGGATCTGCATATTCTCCTGAGTATTTTAAAGCTTCTTTAATCATAAATTCTGATAATGGCCAAAACCTTTCAACATCTTTTGGTTGAATAGATAGGACGTTTACTAATGGTTTAATTTTTTTCTTTGTTTGTTTCATTATTATCCTTAATTAAATCAAACACTCTTTTATATTTCTTTTGTTGGTCGTAAAAATATTGAGCACCTTTTTCTCTCATATCTTTCATACTCTTTGGATTTGCTCCAGCTATAATTCCAGCACCTAATACCCCATCTGCACGTGTTACAAATTCTCCATCAGCTAATTGTGCTAACATAGTATCTTCGTCTTTGTCTCCTACACCTGCTCCATCTTCAACATAACCTGATGCTCTAACATAATTGTTTGCATCGTTTTCATTATGAGAAACTTTTGAGGGAAGATAGTTAATACCACCTTCATTAAATTTTTTAATTTCAGCTAAGCCGCCTGTTTTTAATCTTGTTCTAGAAATTTCATAAGGACCCATTCTTTCTACATCATCTGGTCTATTTGCTTCTGGTATATAAACTTTTTCATATTTTTTTTCTTGTCCTGTAGCTGGGTCAATATAAGAGTAACCTGGTTGATTTGCAGCATAATCAGCGTAAGCTAAATTATAGGTTGGTTGAAATTGATCTATAGGTTGTTGTTCAAATGCTCCAGACATGTAAGCTAAACCACCTGCTGCAATTCCTGCTTTTGTAGGATCAAATTCAAACTCTCCTGTAAATTCACCATTAACCATTCTTTTTCTTTGTAATAGTTTTTGAAACATATTTCTTTTTACTTCTTCTTCACTTTCTTTTTGAGTTGCTTGTTTAAAAATAGTACTACTATTCGCTGCTGATAGTTGGGGTAAAAAAGTTGGCGCTGTTTTAGAAAATGCTGCAAAAGATTCTGGTGCAAGTCCTTTTAAACCTGCTTGACCACCATAATAACCTAAAGCTGCTCCTGTAGCACCTCCAAGTAATCTTTGGATTCCTGAACCACCCGCGTCTTTACTTGATCTGTATCCTTTATAACCACCGTAAGCGGCTAGTGCATAGGGTAAATATTGAATGGGCATTAATTAAATTCTCCTTTTAAGATCTTAAGCCTGAATAATACCACCTTAGTCAGCTAGTTTCAACTCATCTCTAAAACAACCTTCGTACTGATGTTCCCCGACATGGATAATTGGGTCGTTAACATAAACATAACAAGTACCTCCAATATCTTTCCAAAGCTTACAAAAAGAAAAATCTTCACCCAGATAAGTCTTAGTTTCGGGATCATGTATACAATCAAAAAAGTTCCATAAATTAGGTCTATCTACATATTCACCGTTTATTACTGTCTTTTGGACTATGTTTTTATCTGGATACTTCTCTATCATTTTGTCAAAAACACTTCTGTTAATTAACATACATCCTGTAGGACAATGTGTAACTTCCATAACACCGTTATCTAAAGTTATATTATTACCGTCTGCTACTTTCATTGGGTAAGTATTTAAAAATCTATGGATGTCTCCAGCACTTTTAACTTCACCATCATTAAATTTTTTATAAAGTTTATCCCACATCATTGTTTTAAGAGGGTATGGAATAGATATTAATTCTTTATTTAAATCTAACATTTTTAAAATAGATTCTGCTCTAAAATATATGTCTGAATCTACGAATAACATATGCGTGCAGCTAGATTCTAAAAAAGCGGAAACACATAAGTTTCTTCCTTGAGTAACTAAAGAAGATTTTAGTAAAGTAAATGTAATTTTTATTCCATTTTTTATACATAATTGTTGTAGTTCCAGTAATGCTTGTGTGTAATGCATAGTAACGTCACTATGACAAGGTGTGCAAATCATTATATTATAAGGTGATTTAATTATTTTTTTATTATCTTTTTGTCCGGTGTCCGGTTTCCACATAGGAAGAGTGGCTTTTTCGTATGGTGTTACCTCTATTTCTTTAAGAGTTTGATAAGTATCTTCATTTACTATTTCTTTCATCTAGTGCTCCTTTCAAAAAGTTTGTCCACTCCATACCCTTTTTTTCCCAGTTATAAAATCTTTTATAAAACTTTTGTTGCTCCTCCAAATGTTCTTGCATAAAACCTTCGTGCAAATAAGATGCTGCAACATCAATTGCTGCTCCTGTATCTTTAGCCATTTGTTCATAATTTTTTGAGTAATTAATATACACAGGCCACTCTGCACAAGTTTCATACAAAGCTCCAAAATTATTTGTGATGACATGTACTCCAGAGGCTAAAGCTTCTAAAGCTGATGCACAAGAAGTTTCTTCAAATATACTTGGATATACAAACATATCGTAATTAGGCATCATTTCTTTTATGTATTCATGTGGTTTATAACCAATATAATTAACGTTAGGTAATTTCTTAGCTTGTTCGTATAACCCTTCAAAATCTTTTTCTGAATTATCTGAAAACTCAGATCCGTATACTTTACAAGAACTGTACACATCTAAGATTATGTTGGGATTTTCAACTTCCTGCATTGCACGCAATAAAACATTTAAACCTCTCCAAGGAGTGCAGTGATGTATTAATTTAATAGGAGTTCCTCTTTTATAAATTTTTCTAATTGGAAAATATTCTATACCATTTTTAATTACTAATGATCTTTCTGTCGGTATGTCGAATACCATTCTAAATTTTTCATAATTCCAATGACTATTAAACACATACCAATCATATTCTTTGTGTCTTTCTTTGTTATTAAAAAACTCTTGAAGATTAGGTTGATCCCAAGAATTTTTTTGCCAAAGGATGTTTAATTTGTTTGGATCTAGGGGGACTTTACCTGGAATAGATGTGCAAATTTGTACTTGATCTAATAATTCTTTTGAAACATGCTTCTCGAGCATCTCCATCTGTAGCTCGGTAGCACCGCGTGGTTTCATTATTTTTTAGTCAGTGCACCCATAGAAACTTTAGTAACTTTAATTTCAAGGTCTTGTCTAAAGTCATCCACAGTAGTATCAGTATTGGCATCAGCAACATCGTTATCAAAATCAGTTTTACTAGCATATACTTTGCCTGTTCTTTTGTGTTTAATAATTTCTTTTGCTGTAGCTGGTATTTTTGTTAAATCAGTCATAGTTTTTTATACTATTAAAAATTAATTCTGTCTAGCCTTTTCCTTGCCCCTTGTAGCGCTTAAGACGTTTCTGTCTTTTCTCATCCTTATTGAGAGATTTCTTGTGTTTTCTAGAACCTCTTTTCTTAGGTTTATCTCGTTCATGGTGTTCTTTAAATTTTTTAGCCATTATTTTTTAAAGATTTTATTGCCAATTACTAATATATCGATATTAGAATCATTGAAAAATTTTTTAGCGTCTTTAATATCAGACATTATTGGTTTTCCGTTAATATTAAAACTTGTGTTCAACACAATAGGGCATCCCGTTTTTTTGTAAAATTCATTAATTAAATTATAGTATACTTTATTTGCTTTATCTACACTTTGATATCTACATGTTCCATCTATATGGGTTATACTTTTTAAATTTTCATTATTAACACTACCTACATAAAGCATAAAAGGGTTTTCAATATCAGTATTAAAATATTCTTTAACATGTTCTTTTAATATTGATGCACCAAAAGGTCTATAAGTTTCTCTTTTTTTAATTTGGTTAATTATATTTGTTCCATTTTTTATTAAAGGATTAAATAGTAAAGACCTATTTCCTAAAGCCCTAGGACCTATTTCTCCGTTACCTTGATACCAAGCAACGATACACCCTTGTTTTAAATATTCCGCAGTCTCTTTAAAAGTTTTTTCATCTGGCTTAGTTAAAGGTTCTTCGTCAGATTGAACGTATGGAAAATTATTTAATTTAAATTTTGGTAAATTATTTTTAACTCTTAAATACTCTAAGGCTCCTAATGAAAGACCCTCATCATTACAATGGGGAGGTATAATTAAATTTTTAAATTTATTTTTA